TCAGGGAAGTAGAGGAGCTCAATCCGAAAGGCGGCGCGGCGGACGTTCTCCGCGAGCCAACGAATGTAGGGCAACCGGCGAAACCCGAAAGCGCGAAAGAAGAAACACCCGCCGAGAAGGGACAAGACGATGAAAAGATATGAATGCGGCTTGAGTGAAATCAAGGTCGCCGGGGATGCCGAGGCGGGGATGCAGTTCTCCGGGTATGGCGCGGTTTTCGGGAACGTGGATTATTGGGGTGACCTGATTGTTGAAGGCGCTTTCCAGTCCACAATCGCGCAAGCGAAGTCAACAAACCAGTGGCCCGCTTTGCTTTCACAGCACGGATTCACCGGGGAAGGTGATGTGCCGGTGGGGATATGGACGGAAATGCGCGAGGATTCTATCGGCCTATATGTCGAGGGGAAACTCGCCGATACCCCGCGCGGGAAGGAACTTTACGGCCTCATGAAAATGGAGCCGCGCCCGGCAATAAACGGGCTCTCAATCGGGTATCAAGCCGTGGAATGGACGGCCCGGACAAAACCGGAAGACCCGCGGCGAACGCTTAAGAAAATCAATCTCATGGAAATATCGCTCGTAACATTCCCGGCCAATCCAAAGGCCCGGACGACGGCGGTGAAATCGGGACTCACAATACGCGACGCGGAGAACGCCCTGCGGGATGCGGGCTTTACTCGGTCGCAAGCAAAAAGCATTATCGCCGAGGGCTTCGACGGCCTTCCTCCGTGGGATGCGGATGAAGATACCGAGGCTGTGAAGGCGGTAGCGGAATCAGTCAAAGAAGCGATACGGCGGAATCTCATAACGCTCCGCCGGTGAACATCGAAAAAGGAAAGGACAAGAAAATGGAAGAGTTGAAGAGACTCATTGAGGAACAGGGCAGGGCGTTCCACGAGTTTAAGGCCGCGAACGATACGCGCCTCGAATCCATCGAAAAAACCGGAAAGGCTCCGGGAGATCACGATGTGAAGATCGCCAACATCACGGCGGTTCTTGACCGGCTCGAAACCGAAATCAAGGCGCTCACGATCAAAGCACAGCGCCCCGTGCCTGGCTCGGACGGCGAAGACGCGGCAACGCCTGAACACAAGGCCGCCATTTTCGGCCCGGAAGGGTATATGCGGAAGGGCGAGAACGCCCGCGCCATGCAGGAGTTCAAGACGGCGTCCCTCCAGGCCGGGAACGACCCGCAGGCCGGGTTTCTGCTCCCCGCGCCCACAGTCGGGGCAATCGAACGGGTGGCGATGGGGCAGGTCGCCATGTATGACCTTGCAACTGTTACTCCTGTCGGCGGTGGTGGATGGGAGGAGCCTGTTGTCACGAGTGGAATGACCGCCGGGCATACCGGGGAAACCGGAACGCGCGCGCAGACGGCCCCCCCGACGGTGGCGAAAGTCAAGATCGAGGCCGAGGAATCCTACGTCATGCCCGCGTCCTACAACAAGATGCTGGAAGACTCCTCAATCGATCTGGAATCATGGCTTGTCACTGAGGCCGGGTATTCATTCGCCGATCTCGATGACGCCGATTTCATTTCCGGGACTGGGGTGAACTCCGCGCGGGGCATCACCGCGTACACCATGATTGCGGACGCCTCGTATGCGTGGAATAAGGTCGGATTCATCGTCACCGGGAAATCGGCGGCCTTTGCCGATACCAACCCGGCGGATTGTTTCATGGACATTGAGGCCGCACTCAAAACCCGGTATTTGGCGAACGCCACGTACCTGATGAAACGCTCCGCCCTGGCCTCCGTTCGGAAACTCAAAGACGGCCTGGGGAACTACCTCTGGCAGCCGGGGCTTCAGGCGGGGATACCGAACAGCATTAACGGGCTTCCCTACCGGCTTTCGGACAACATGCCCGCCATCGATGCGAGCACGTATTCAATCGCGCTCGGTGATTTTCGGGCGGCCTATCGGATCGTGACCCGGCGCGGAATGGCAATCATCCGCGACAACATCACCACGAAGGGGCTGACCTATTTTTACATCTCCAAGCGAATCGGCGGCGGGATCAAGAATTTCGAGGCCATCAAGTTCCTCAAATTCTCGACCTAACATCCGGCTACATGGCATGAACGGGCGGGGCGAAAGTCCCGCCCCGCAGACAAACGACAAAACGAAAGGATAAAAAGATGCGTGACCTTCACAACAATATCGACGTTCGGCCCGCCATCGACCCGTATGACCACGCGACGGGCGACGCGGCGGTGTCCACGGAAGTCTGCGACCTTCAGGGGTTTAAGTCCTGCGAACTGCTCTTGCAGTTCGGCTCCATCGCGGACTCGGATGCCACATTTGCCATCGTATTCTATGAGGGCGATACCACATCCCCGACGACCGCGGTTGATGACAAAGACCTGCTCGGAACCGAGGACTTATTGGCGCCGCTTTTCTCGGACGACAACGAGGTATTCAAAATCGGGTATATCGGGTCATGCCGGTACGTCAAGGCAACGCTCACGCCGACAAACAACACCGGGGCGATCCTCATGTCCGCGCTGTGGGTGCTCGGGCATCCCGACAACGCTGCGACGGCGAATCCGCCCGCAAATCCCGCCGCAATTTAACAGGAGGGCATCATGAGTCTTATAATCGGAGTGAAGCGTTCGGGGCCGGGTGCGGAACAGCGCGAGGCCGCGGACAAGATTTTCAGGGCCAAGAAAGAGGCCGCAGCGAAGGCGGCCAAGAAGGACGCCGAAAAGAAGTAACCGGATGGGGCGGGAAACCGCCCCTCCACAAAAGAAAGGACAGACGATGAACCTCATAAAACGACACAAGATTTTCTCCGCGCTGACGGGCGTTCTCCTGTTGGGCTTTGCGGCGCTCGCATTCGCGCAGCAGGGGTATTTCCCGTTCAATGGTAATACCTTTACGATTCGGAGCGGGGGGACGCAAACGGTTGACTCCGGCGGAACGGTGAATTGGGCTTCCGGCTCCTATCTCAAAATCGCCGGGACTGCCGTCACGTCAAGCGCGGCTGAAATGAACATCATGGACGGAGTGACGGCTACCTACACGGAGATCAACAAACTCGCCGGGGTGACCGCGGGATCGATCCAAGCCAGTAAGGCGCTGGTGGTGGGAACGTCTCGGAACATAAATACTGTAGTGGTGGACGACACGCTCGATACGAGTTCGGCGCTTATACGGGTGACAACCGGCAGTACATTGCAACTCGACGCCGGATCGACGCTCTCTCTCGGCGGGAAGGTCACGGCGCGAACGCAGGTTGTACTTGGCGATTCCACGCTCATGGCGTACACGTCCGGGACAACGTATGTCGCCCGCCCGGTTGCGGCGAAAACGACTTTGACATTGCCGGGAGCAGCGGTGGGCCTCGTATACGAGATTATGGGGGCCGACGCGGATTCCGTCCTCGTGACAACTGCATCCGGTGATTCGCTCATAACGAGCGCGGGCGCGGCTTGGAAAACAATCGCTACGGACGCGGGAACCGTCAAAATCATCGCATACGACACGACCCGCTGGCTCATGGTATTCTCTCTCGGAACTTGGACGCCGTATTAACGGAGGAGGACGGCAATGAAGAAAATATTCGCGGCACTCCTCATCGCCGTCCTCTTTGCGGCGGCGGTGAGCGCGACGGTAAGAAGCAGGCAGGAGCCGGGCGCGTCTCATACCGGGCTTTCATCCGATTCAAAGCCGACGGTGGGGGTGAAGCCGGGCGATACCTTCACGGAAACGAATACGAGCCTGCAATACATCTACGACGGCTCGGACTGGAATCTCAAAACGGACGGCCCGGTAACGGCGCTTGACTCCCTGACCGCGCCCGGCGTGAAAGCATACTCCGTCAAAGGATTCGCCAACGCCACAATCGCATGGCGGACGAACGCCATTAGCACGAGTCTTTCGCACCTCCTTCAGGGCAAGGTTGGAACGTCAAACTGGTTTTCACTGTGCGGCGTTGATTCGATCCGGTGCGCCGCCGTGAAAGACAGTTTGTTCAACTATGTCTACTGTTCCGGGCTGGATTCGCTCCGGTACAATCTCATTTCCGAAAACGGCGGAACCGCCACCGTAATCTACCTCTGGACGAAACGGGGAAGGTAAGAAACATGCGCTATTCGCTTGTGACAGCCGCCGCCGCATATCCGGTGAGTCTCGCCGAACTTAAAAACCATCTGCGGCTCACATCCGGGACGCTCGCGGATAACCTGACAACGGTTCAGTCCATCGTTCCCGGCGCGCACGTTCCGGCGGCCTCGTATACGCTTGTGGGGACGGCTTTCGACGTGTCCGGGTATGATGTGCTGGTGCAACTCAATTCGGGAACGAATCTCACGGGCGGAACCGTCGATGTCAAGATTCAGGAGTCCGATACCGACGTGAGCGCGAATTACACGAATGTTACGGGCGGCGCGTTCACGCAAGTCACGACCGCGAACGATAACGCGGTTCAGGAGAAGCAGTATACCGGTGGGAAACAGTACATCCGCGTGGTATGCACGGTGGGGACGGCGAACTGTGATTTCTCGGTTGACATTCTGAAATACGCGCCCTACGCAGCGGATGACGACCAGATAACCGCCTGTCTCGCGGCGGCGACCGAATTCACCGAGAACATTTGCGGGCCGCTCGTGTCGAAAATCTACGACGGATACCTTGATGACTTCCCGGCATCAGACCTGCTCACGGTTCCCAAGCCCCGGTGTACGGCAATCGGAAGTATCAAGTACACGGATACGGACGCGGTGGAAACGACGTACAGTTCGGCCTCGTATTACACGGACTTTGTTTCATTCTATGCGCGGTTGAAACTGAAATCCGGGTATTCGTGGCCGACCGCCGAACTCCGCGAAATAAACGCGGTTATCGTGCGGTTCACGGCAGGATACGCGAATGCGGCGGCGGTTCCGTATGAATTGAAAGCCGCCGTGAAACTGTTGGCGGCTCACCTGTATGAGCACCCGGAACTGGTTTCCATGCGAGACCAGGCGTTCCCGGTTCCGATGGGGTATGACGCGCTGGTGATGAATCACCGCGATTGGGGGCCGGGCGCATGAGCATCGGGGAATTGAAACACCGGGTCACGATTCAAAGGGCGGCGCTCGCGCAGGATTCAAGCGGCTCAACCGCCGAAACGTGGAGCACGCTCGCGACAGTGTACGCGGCAATCAAGCCGCTCAAAGGCCGGGAGTATTTCGCGGCTCAACAGGTGCAGGCGGAAACGACTCACGAAATTACGATCCGATACCGGGCGGACGTGACGGCCCTTACCCGCGTGGTATTCGGCAACCGGACGTTTGAGATACAGTCCGTTATCAATTCGATGGAAGCAAACCGTTGGCTCATTTTGATGTGCGCGGAGAGAACATGAGTGTCGGGGGCGGAACACACGACAGGGATTATTACGACAAGGTAATGATTGCGGTTCATGCGGCAACGAACGAAAAACTGAACCGGGTCGGCGACCTTGTCCGCGACTTGGCGAAACAGGATTGTCCGGTGCGGACGGGCGCACTCCAGAAAAGCATCCGGGTGCGGAGATACCCGGCGGAGCGCATGGTGCGGATTATCGCCGGGAACAAGAAGGCATGGTATCCGCACATTGTGATACTGGGAACCGTTGAACGCTGGACGGGGCGGAAGAAAAAGATTGGGAAAGTAATGAAACTATATGGCAAAAATCGGAATACCGGGGTCATGCCGCCGAACAACTTTTTCCAGATAGCGTTTGACGCCGCGCTTCCCCATATCCGGTATGAGTTCGGGAAACCGATGGGAACGACAATCACGCTCGAGCAGTAAGGGGCCGCCGGATGAAAGTCCTTTTTGATGCGATAATGACAAAATACGCCGCCTCTACTGCGTTGAAAGCGGCGAATACGGGGGGCCTTCATCGGGAGACTGTTCCCCAAAACGTGAAATATCCCTTCACGGTCATGCACAACACGGACGGGCGACCGAGAGACACGTTCGGGGCGCGGATTGAAAACCATACGATACAGTTTAATATATACAGCGATACGGCATCTGATGACACGGTTGACGACATTTTTGACAAACTCTCGACGGCATTTGACTACTGTGCGCTCACGATAACAGGATATACGCATGTAATTATGAGGCGGGTGTTTAACCAAAGTTTTTTTAATGAGGCCGAGGATTCGCGGGTGTGGCAGTATGTCGTTCGGTATGAAATCGAAATGCAGAAAAACTAACATCGGAAGGAGGCCATAAAATGGCGGAAGCACACGGAAAGAGCGGAAGCATCACCCTGTCAGGCTTGACGGCTGGGGTGCATTCATGGGAAATATCCTACGACGCGGACACCGTGGAAAGCACGGACTTCGCGGATGCGGGAGTGAAGACTTACGTCCTCGGCGGCAAGGGCTGGAGCGGTTCGATGGAGGCAAATTGGGATGCCGCGAATACGGCGCATGCGGGAGACGCGGCGGCTTCGCTCACGCTCACGGCGGCTTCGGGCGACACGTATGCGGGGTCGGCCATTCTCACGAATGAAACCGTCAAGGTGACGAAGGACGACATCAACCGGGTTTCATACAAGTTTCAGGGAACCGGCGCACTCACCATCACGTTGTAAACGGGGGCAGTATGACTACCTTACACGGGCGGGGCGGTAATGCGAAAATGACCGGGCTTTTCGCGGGCACGTTTTACTGGCAATTGTGCCGAAACGATAAGAGCGAATGGACGGCCACCATTGAGGCGTATCGCGATCCTGTCGATACTATCAAGCCTGGGGATATTGTCGATGTGGTATTGACCGAGTCTTCTACGGGGTGCGAATTCGCAGGGAAGGCTTTCGTCGCGTGGGTCGTTGAGGGGGTGAAAGTGGACGCCCTTGATACCAAACGATATGAATTGAAGGGGGTAACTCCCCTCGTTATAACAGAGAGGGTAAATGATGGCTGAAATACATGGCAAGACCGGGGGGATTTACAACTCCACGGCACTGATTCGTGGGGTGACGATATCCTTTGATAACGTCACTTCACAGATACGGGACTCCGCGAACGGGCTTGTAGCGGCGGGCTTTGTCGCCGGGCAGAAAATAACCGTTATCGGATCGGCGGACAACAACACCAACTTTACAATCGCGGGTGGCGGTGTCGCTGTTGGCGCGCTCACACTTACAGGTACTCCGCCGGTGAATACCGAGGCCGCCGGTGCGCTCGTGACCGTCTATTTGCAGCCGTCGGGGACCGCCGTCGCCGGGTTCCATTCATGGGAACTCTCAAAAGATGCGGATACCGTCGAGGCAACGGATTTTGAGGACGCCGGGGTGAAAGCGCATGTTCTCGGAGGAACCGGATGGAACGCGACCGGGGAGCGGAACTGGCAAGACGATAACGATGTGTGGGGTGGGGATGCCGTCGGTTCTCCCCGGTGGGTACGGTTCTTCCTGAAATATGTCGCCGACCCGTCCGGCGGCGACCCCGCGTATTACTATGAGGGGCTTTCCCACGTCAAAACCGGGACCGTCAAGACGGAAGTGAACGACATAGTGAGGCAGACATTCAAGTTCGAGGGGTGCGGCGCGCTGACACTCATAACGCGCACGACCGCATGGGCGTGATAACCATTCAGGGGGCGTTATGATATTCGATCTCGAAAACCTCAATCCGGGAACGTGGTTCGACTTACCCGACGGCGGGCGGATCTGCCTCCGTATTCTGTCGCTGGAAACCGCGTTGTCCATATCGGAAGCCGTCACGAAAAAGCGGCTGGAATACAAGCACGGGCAGCGGTTCGAGGTTGAGGACGTGAACGAAAACAAAAACCTTGAACTCACATGGGATAATATCATCCTCGAATGGGAGGGAATCAAGACGGCGGACGGGAAACCGCTACCCTGTACGGCGGAAATGAAAGCCAAACTCATGCGGGGATCGCCGTCTTTTGCGAAAATTGTGCGGGATAACCTGAATCACCTCAATGAACTTGAAGGAACGCGCGAGGAGATCGAAAGAAAAAACTGATGGATGTCGCCGCGTGGCTGGTTGAAATGGGGCCGGTATGCGGCGACTCCTGCCGGGGGGCGTATGTGATTGAGGGGCGGGAGGCTCCTTGCGAGAAATGCCGGAAGATCCCTATCCCCGCGAATGAAGAGGCGGTAAGGATATTCAATATAGTGAGTTCTCAGGTGGTGACCATTGGGATGGGGGATGTAGTGGGGCTTGATTACAACGCGGTAAACTACGTGATGGAACTTTACAGGGTGCGGGAAAAAAAGCGGACGTTTGAAAAGGTGAATCTAATTTTCCGCGAAATCCTCGAAAGGGGCAAGGATTGAAACTCCTCGAAACCTTTGTCGAAATATCCGCGAAAGATGATGCACTCAAAGCGGGCCTGAAAAGCGCGAACAGGTACGCGCGCGGACAAGTCCGAGAGATGCAAAAGGTTTTCAATTCCCTCAAAATCGGTATGCCGGATATGCGGAGCATTATCGCCGCCGCCGCCTCGTTCTATGGGGTAAAACGGGCGATTGAAAGTCTCGTGGGGAGCACCGTCAAGGCCGGGAGTACGTTTGTGGACATGAGTTCCCGGACGGGCCTTGCCGTCGAAACGCTTTCCGGGCTGGGGTATATTGCCGGGCAGGTTGGCGCGGAAATGGGGGACGTTGAAAAGTCCGTCAAGTTTTTGACCGCCGCCATGCTGGACGTGTCGCGCGGAACTGGGGAGGGGAAAAAAACATTCGATGCGCTCGGCATATCGGTGACGGACGTGCGGGGGAATCTCCGGCCCGCAACGGATGTGATGATGGACGCCGCCGACAAAATCGCGGGGATGAAAAACGAAACACAGCAGGCCGCCTTCGCTATGGAGATGTTCGGCGCGCGCACCGGGGCGAAAATGATTCCCATTCTTAAACTTGGCAGCGCGGGGATGCGGGAATATTTCGCTGAAGCAAAGCGGCTTGGGATAGTGATGAGCACGGACGACGCGAACGCCGCCGACGCGCTCGGTGACTCGCTGGCAACGCTGACAGCCGCATACGAGGGGGCGAAGCGTGTTATCGCCATGAGCGTGATCCCCCAACTCACGGCATGGGTTAATTCCACAACGGAACTCATTGCCCGGAACCGGGAAATGATAGGGCAAAAGGTCGGGGATTGGCTCAAGATGATTGGCGGTGCGCTCGAAACCGTCTGGAAACACCGGGACACTATCAAGACTGTTTTTGAAATTGCCATGATGACGCTCATAGCCACAAAACTTTACGCTGTCGGGAACGCGGTGATATTCCTCACGGCGGCGCTCGCGGGAATGGCAACGTCCGCCGGGCTTGCGGCTTTGATTGCCGCCGCGAAACCACTGCTTGCTATATCCGCAATTGCGGCAACGCTCTATGCGGCGAAGGCGGCGGTTCAATCCCCAACTCCAATAACGGGGCGGCTGTTTAATCGTGCGGGAAGTGGGGAGGAGCCATATTTCCCGCCGGGCGTAAATCCGCAGGCCGCTCTTGATGCGAACCTGTTGACGGTGAAGGTTGCTGGCGGAGCGGGAGGTGGTGGTGGCGGTGGCGGTGAAAAAGCGAAGTTCGACGCGAAAGAATTCTGGGCGGAAGAATTTCGTAAATCCGTTCGGGCGCAACTTGCAGCGGAAACCCCGGAAGACATGACGGAAAGTGCGCGGGAGGCAGTCGCGGAAATGGACAAGATTCAAAAGGAACACGCCGATACCGTTCTCTCCCTTTCGCGCCGGGTGCGGGACACATCAATATCAATGGTGAACGACCGTTTTGAACAGGAACGTCTCTCGGAAACCGCCCGGTATCAGGATGAAATCGCCGCATACACCGGGAAAGCCGATCTCCTCGAACTCGCGGCACAAGATCATTGGATGCGGATGACGGCGATTGCGAAAGACCAGTCCGCGGCAGCGGCAGCGGAAAGTCTGCAATTCGCCACGACGTGGGGTGATGCTCTGTATTCGATGTTTGAACAATCCGAATGGGCGTTCGGGAAAATAGGGCAGGCGTTCGCAAAGATGGTGCAGGGGATGATTGCGCGGGCTGCCGTGATAGGGGCGCTCAACTTCCTTTCCGGCGGCGCTGGCGGGTTCGGGGGCGCGTTCATCGGGGCCTTGCTGGGACGCGCGGCGGGGGGGCCGGTAGATGCAGGAACGCCTTATTGGGTTGGGGAACGTGGCCCGGAAGTAGGGGAACGTGGCAAGGTAATTCCGAACGGCGCGGGCTGGGTTTTTGTCCCCCGTTCCTCCGGCCCGGAAGTATTTGTCCCCCGTTCCTCCGGCCCGGAAGTATTTGTCCCCCGTTCCTCCGGGAAGGTAATTCCGAACGGCGCGGGCATGGTAGACAATTCTCAATGGCAACTCAATTTTTACGACACTGCCGGGGAGCGGGCGAAAATGGTAGGGCTTGACGACGCCGCGTTCTCGCGGCAATTCCAGCGGTGCGAACGCGACGGGCGGATCAAAATAAGGAAACGGGCATGAGCGACCATTCTTTCAAATATCCCACTTCGACAAACCCCACGTCAACCTTGACTTTCGACACGGCGGCCCGGCTTGTGAGCGACTCCGACACACTGAATTTCAAGGATGAAATAAGAGAGACGAAGGGCGGGACGGATAGGGTGCATGAATATGGAGACGAACAAAACATCTATACTTTTTCCGCCATTTTCCCGCGCTCACACGCAACCCTCACAGATCTCGCCAATGTCAAAGCATTTCTCGCCGTTGTGAGGAGACTCTATACATTCGTCTGGACGGACGATGCCGCGACCGAGCGCACCGTGCGGAACCTTACCAATCCAATCCGTTTCGAGCCTATCGCCTCCGGGCTGTACTGTCAAGTCACCCTCGAACTCAAAGAGCAATAAATGAGAACCCTCCTACAGTCCGTCGCCACAGGTTTCATGCAACAGGGCATCGAACCCCGGCTATTCGTTCGGGTATTCGATTCCGCCGGGGTGACGGTGCTATGCCAGGGAACGAAAGCGACGGGGGATTATGAGGATCGGATAACGACGTTTGGGGTGATAAATCAGTCCATCGATCCGGCGGGCGGCATGGCGGAAGTGTCCGGCGCGTCCGTGGGGCGGCTCGTGCTGGATGAGCGGTTGACGCTTTGCACGGAGGCGGAGATTGCCCCGGAACCGTATGGGGCGACGGCAGGGGCCGGGCGGCTCATTCGCGTGGGGGCCGAATCAGAATCATATTCGGATGTGCGGAACGCGGCGGCGGCGAACGATTTCGCACCCCCGGCTATAGCGGTAGGGCGTCGATGGGATGTGGGTAATGTCTGGTTTTCCGTATTCCGGGGATACGCTCAATTCGCGGTTCCGGCGGGGCTCACATCCTGCGAGGACGCCTATATCGCGCTCGTGGGGGCCGGTGATTACTCGGATGTGGATTTCACGGTGCAGATTGTCGCGGGAACGTGGGCGGATCTGTCTGAAGGTACGGGGATGTTCGACGCCTTCGCCGCATGGGAGGCGTCCGGGGATTACGATACCCTCGTGAACCTTGCGGAAACGTGGACACCCGCCGAATACGGGGCGACGGTGTACGTGCGGTTCAACGCGGCGGGGCGGGCGGCAGTGTTGGCGGCGGCGGGCGGAACCTTAAAACTCCTGTTCCTGTCGAGCAAAGATGCGACCTGGACGGGGAACGAGGCCGGGCCTGCCGGGGATGAATTCGTGATGTTCGGCTCCTCCACCGTGCGGCTCGTGCTCCGTTACAATTCCGTCACGCTCGACAACAAGGGCCTCGAATTCCTGTATGGATTAGAGACTTTGCCCGCGACAGTCTCCGGCTCGACAATCGACCGCGTTTGGAGCGGGGTCGTGGACACTTGGCGGTTGAACGACCGGGAAATGACCGCGACGGGAAGGCAAAACGATCACAAGAAAAATCCGCTCGTTCCAGAAAAAATCATCACAACGGCGATATGGCCGGATTGCCCGGAAGAAAATCTCGGGAAGCCGTATCCTATTGCGGTCGGTGATTTCTATTCCAACTCCTTTGGGACACATTCAGATGGGATAGGGATTGATTCAGCAGGGGGCCTTACTGGGTTGAGAAACTATGCGCCGGGGATTATCGTCAAGCCGTGGGGCGCATCATACGAAGATCCCGGAGAGATACTTATTGCCGGTCATGCGGTATCGAACTCCATTGTTGGCCTTCCCGCGCTCTGGAATAGCACGATGAAGAAGTTTGAGCGGTTCTGGGCGCAAAACGCCGGAACTGAACCGCACACCGCATCGGATGGGGCTATATTCCTGCGGGTATATCCTAAACTTCGGGCGCTCACGGACAACAGCGGCCTCGTGCTATCATGGCATGAATATGTCGGGCGGGCTTTCTCCTGTATCCCCTCCCGCGTTGTAAGATACTTGGCAACAGACCCGGAATACGCTTTTTCCGGTACGTCTGTCCAATATGCTCTCCTGAATGGCACAAACGCTTTCATCGACTTTGGCTTTGATCAGATGGGGGCCTTCGCGGAGCGGGAGCAGGTGGAGGTTGTTTTCGACTTGGTTATGACCGGAACGGCGGGCATGACCGTCACCCTCTATGACGTTGACACCAATCCGAATGTAACGGGCACGAATGGGGTAACGTCACTTGGGATTGTGGACGAGATATATTTTGACAGCGCCGGGGCTACATTCCAGACGGCAAGCGTCGCCGCAGACGATCTGCTCGTGATAACGGAAGGAATAAATGCCGGGGAGTGGCCGATTGATTCGGTCATATCACAGACTCGGCTTGAAATGAAATGGATGTTTAATGACCCGGCGATAACAGGGCAAATATACAAAATCCTACATCGGGGCGCGGTGGTTGAAAGCGTCGGTGGGGGAACGATAACCGGAACCGGACAAAAGATTGTGCCGTTGTCACTTTTCGCGGAAGACCCGGCTAAATACGTTCTCCGCCTCGCGCAAGTGTCCGGCGCTGGGTCGTTCCAAGTCAAAAACCTACAGATACGGGTGTTTTCTCCGGACGCATTAAAGCCGGGCCTCGTATGGCAAGACATAGAGGGGGCCGTATACGGCTCATGGATTACAGGACGCGGCTTTACTTCCGGAGCGCTTGTGGAAAACCCGGCGGGCGTGATTGAGTGGTTTGCCCGGAACGAAATGGGACTGGTGGCGGCTGAAATTGATACCGCCGCATTCGACACGGCAGCGGCACAGGCCACCATTACCGGGAAAAAATTGGCTTTCAATATCCGGGAACGCAAGCCCGCCCGTGAACTGCTTGATGACATGGCGCGACAGGCCCGCCTCTTGCTCTGGTGGGATGAACAGGATCGGCTCACCGTCAAGTACGTCGATTCCACCGCTGCATTTCCGCACAGCACAACCGACGTTCCAGGGGATCGAGATATATTCTCGGTCACCGGTGCACCGTCCGGGGGATATTTTACCCAGCATCAGATTATCGAAGGCCCCAGCATCTACCCCGTTGACGCGGACAAAGTATATAACGATTTCGTGATTAAATATCGCAAGAACTACGCGACGGGCGACTACGCGGCGGTGCTGACGTGTAACAAGGACGCCGAGAATCTTGACGAAACGATTCTCGCGGCACTCGGCACGACAGGCGCGGAACTCGTGACGCTGTGCGATGATTGCTACGACCGGACTTTGAAAGTCAACACCCTTGAAATTGAGGCATGGGCTATCCGTGACGAGGCGACGGCGACGGCGCTTATGCAGCACATCGTTCAGTGGTACACAAAGACGCGAATAATAATTGAATTCACGGCGGGGATATCGGCTCTTGAATTCGAGCCGGGGGACTTCATAAACGTAAGGGACGCCCGAATAGAGGATTTATATGGGACGGCTGTGATGAACGTCAAAAAGTGGATGATTCAGAAACACGATCCTGACTTGAATAATCAGACGTTTCACATCGAAGCGATTGAGGTTGGCGCATGATACGGTTTATGATTATATCCTTATTTGCGCTCGCCCTTGTCGGTTCCATGATTGCGAATCAAGCAAAATCCCCGGAAGAAAAGCCGGGGCTTGAAACGCATCTAATCAAGGCGGTCGCGCTCATGGAATCCTTGACTGTCTCGGTAACTGAACCCGCGAAGGGAACGGACAAATGTCTCCCCCGATAGCGCGAGAAGAAACAGACTTCGGCGCGGGCGAAACCGGCGCAAGTGACCCGCGAGTTCCCGGTATTCCGGCATTCTCCGCGAACGGTTCCGGCTCCATAACGATAACGGCCCCGGATGACAGCGGGAACGATGCGGTGGTGACGTACTCGCTCCGGGTGACGTATGCGGGGCCGACCGTCCGATATGTCCAAGCGGACGGAACGATAGACACCGGTGAGGTGTTCAGGACGCTCGCGGCATGGGGCGCAACGGTCACGGTGACCGGCCTGACGGACTTTGTCGCGTATACGTTTGCAAGCCGGGCGCAGAATGAACTCGCGGTGAACTCGGCATGGACAAGCGAGTCCGCCGCCATGAGCACGCTGCCGAGTCTCGATGGAGGGCAAGAATCCGCAACTGGCCCGAGAGAAATCACAACCGGGAACGTCAAGGTGGATGATACGGCGGGCCTGACGCTCACTACCGGAGCGACAGTTTCGGAAGCGACAACGGGAGAAACATGGTACGCGGGGAGCATCACGATAGACTATATTCTCAAATCGGAGGATTCACTCACGGCGGTCATTGAGGGGCAGTATTCAGAAGACGGCGGATCGACATGGGCGGCGGCGACGCTTTCCGGTGGCGACGGTTTGACGGGCCTTACCACATCCCCAACGGGTGTCGCGCATGATATAGTTTGGGATTCCTACGGAGACGCCGGAACGAGCGAATCGCAGACGGACATGATGCTCCGGCTCCGGGCGCAAGATTCACACGGTCATTGGGGCGCATACGAAACCAGCGCGGCGTTCACTCTTTACAACCGGCCCGCTGTTCCGACGGTTGTCAATTCAGATGGGCGGGCATGGGATGAAGATACGACGCCGACATTCCAAGCGGTGATACCAACGCTCCGGGGCGGAACCGCATGTTTCCCGGTAATTCATCTATATTCGGATTCCGCTGGGACGGTATACGTCTCTGGCTACCCGAAACGGTCGTATGAGTCTATTGCGGGCTGGGAATATGAAACGGCCCCTAACACATGGGTTGCGATGACCGTGGCGGGGATACCGAGCAGCGCGATTGACGGGGTGAACCGGATGCGGTACACGGTGCAGACGGCCCTCGCTGCCGGCAGTTATACCAGGTCGTTCCAATTATACGAAACTCGCGATTGGGGATAATATGAAACCCGTATACGAGCCGAGCATGGCAGCTATCTGGTTGGCTATGGCTATTGATTTCATCGGGCTGTGCGGCCTTGTTTATCTATGGAAAGGAATCGGATTGTTATGAAAACACGTACACTCATAGCGGGCGGTGTACTTGCGGTGGCAACGGTCATCGGCGGGAATGAGGCTGTTGTTCAGCACGAGCGCACCGTGGCGGTTGCGGAACACCATAAATCCCCACGCTTTGAAATCGGAGAGCGCAAGACCGGCGAGGAAATTAAATCATTTCGTACAGCCAACTCCGAGGCGTTCAAGGCTGACAGCGCCGTTGTGATAACGAAGGACGGGAAGGCAGTCAAGCGGGCGCGGTATACGACGCGGGTGTACGCGGGACAGCATTTCTGGAAAGACGCGGACGCCGACACGCTACGGCCCCTGGACTTGACGGTTCGGGAAATCTCTATCCTTGCAAGGCTAAATCCGTGGAGGACGCACGACAAGTACGTTGACGCGGGGCCGTACACGGCCCGGTGGATGAACGACACGCCCGGCAACTTCCGCATGGAAGCGGGAGGGCTTGCCATTGAATACCGGGCAATTTACGACCCGGCGGGGGTCACTATTGCTACGGAGCCGATACCGAACGGAATAAAGGAAACGCTCACGCTTGCGGACAAGAACGCCGCGCATGTTCTCGAATGGGAAGTGGACACGGCGGGGATGTTCGTGGCGGGAAAAGACGGGGGATTCGGAATACAGCCGCGAACCGGTCTTGATGCCATTCTCTGCATTGAACCGCCGAAGGCATGGGATGCCGCTGGAAAACCGGTAACGGTTACGGCAAGCGTGCGCGGGGATACGCTGTCATTCCGCGTGGATGTTCTCCCCGGTCAGGAATACCCGGTGACGGTCGACCCGACGACGGTGTATCTGTCGAAAACGGGAACGACCGGTAGCGCGGGAACGAAATCCGATGCTACATATACAGTTGCGCGAGATGCGACAACAAGCGACAGTATGGCTGGAACACTTTCGGCGGGACAGGATTCGTCGGTGTCTGGTTATAGCGTAAGTCGTTTATGGATTGCCTTCCCGCTCAAGGGCAGTCAAATTGCAACGGTTTCTGCATGTTCATTGAAAGTATATGGGTTGGATGACGGCTCTACTACTGATTTCAGGCTTTGTGTTTTTGGAGCGAATTCCGCAAGACCGACATTAACAACAGCCGATTTCGACCAATTTAACGGCTGGCAGTCAGGAGCAGTTCATAATGGGATAACACTCAACGCGGCATTCAGTACTTCCTCTTTTTCGGTTGGCGCTTGGAATAGCCTGATATTTCTTGGGGCCGGGCGGGATAGTGTGGTAAACGCGAAGGACGATACTCTTTGGGTGGCCGTTGTGTCTCATAAGGATTCCAGCAGAACCGCGCCCTCGGCGGGGAATAGCGAATATATAAGCATATCCCCGGTTGGCGGTGGGTACGCGCCATATCTCTCCATGACTTCGGATGTGGAGGATAGTTCGGCAACCGCCGTGTCCATTACTTCCGTCGCCGGATACCCGGAAAGCCTTGTCGTGACCTTTACCGACCGGGCGTATAGTGAAACCGGGTATGCGCTCGTGAACGCTGTGGGGGAGGCTCGCGTCGGGGGAAAGGATAGTATCGGGGCCGTATCCGGGTTCGGGGGAACCGGGACAATCCGCATGGGGGGGAGGCTCCCCAATACCTCGTATACGTGGAAAGTGAAGAACCTCGGCGGTTCGGGTGACGGGCTGTTATCGGTTGCGGACTCGTGCTACACGCGGGCGAACGTGCCGGGTAAGTCGACAGTTTCATTCCCGGCGGATTCGCTCCTCAAATTCATCCTGAAAAAGAATAACTATTTCCAGAAGGAAGTGACAGTTGACCCGACAAAAATAGACGCGCAACTGGATTCGTTCCCGGTACTGGTGAAACTCACGTCATCGAATTTCACTTTTGCGAAATCCGCGAACGACGGGCGCGACGTTCATTTTGTGCTCTCGGATGGAACCGAACTCAAGTTCGACAGAGAACGACATGATAAGCCGAATAGTCTTGCGGAATATTGGGTGAAGATACCGACACTCCCCGATGGCGCGTTCTCGTTCTACATCATCTACGGGGACTCAAATCGAACTGACTCCGCGAACCGCACCGCCGTCTGGGATGGTAACTTTAAGATGGTGCAGCACCTTGCGGACTCAACCACATCAAGGACGGCGGACGCAACCAGTAACGGGAATTTCGGCACAAAACTTGCCGCGAACGAACCCATCGAGGCGGCGGGGGTAATCGGGAAGGGGCAGGACTTCGACGGGAGCGACGACTATATCAACGTGGGAACGAGCGATGATTTAAGCGCCGCAACCAGCTTCACCGTTTCAGGCTGGTTCCAGACGAATTGGACGGAAGGCGCGGAAACGGTACCGTTCCGAAAGGTTACGAATTACTACTTAGTAAAATATGCGAACAATACCGTCGGAATGGCGGTTGCGGGACTGACGCCGGGGAGTAAGAGTGTTCCCGCTCTTTCGGGAGCCGGGTATCAGAATATCGTCGGCGTGTATAATTCCGCCGTGAACTCGATAAAGATATATGTCAACGGCGCATATATCGATTCGTCAGCGAACACGGGAACGGCCACGGCCACATCGGGAGCGATAGGATATATCGGGAATTACCTGCCAAGCGTAGACCATTGGAATGGCGTGATTGATGAAGTCCGGGTATCCAATACGGTTCGTTCCGCGGCATGGATCAAAGCGGAATACTACTCCGGCGTGGACAGTCTGCTGACATACGGCGCGGAGAGTTATTCGGACTTGGCGGGCAATCCAGATTATACTGAATACGCTATACAGGATTCCATCACCGAGAAATATGTGGACTTCATCAGCGGGGCTGTGGATACATTCGCGACGGCGGCGGAATGGAGAACATACGCGAATTGGGGCGGCGCGAACGGGGATACCGTCGCGGTTGGTGTTGGGAAAAAATACACGGTGCGGGCAAAGGCGCGGTCAGGCCAATAAATTCCCGCGAAGGCGGGGAGCGGTGAAGGCAGTACAAGCATGAGTAAGGACAGCGGCGGAAGGCTACGAGGCCCACGGGTTGACGGAATTCCGCCGCCGCACACAATGAAGCGTTGAACGCATAGAGGAAAGGCGGGCGGATGGAAGCAGGGATCGTGATATGGCTCCCGACGGGGATTACTGTTGTGGCATTCATCGCGAACGCCGCCTATATCAAGGGGGTTTTCGGCACGAAAATAGAAGACCACGCCCGGCGCATTGGAAAGATTGAGGAGGGGGTCGTGTGGAAAGATGAATGCGCGGCGACGGAAACGGCGCAGGGCGGACGTCTTGACAGGATTGAGACGGTGATGAACGGGGCTCTGACATGGGGCGGAAAGGAAAGGCGGAAAGGATGACTGACTTTTTTACTGATGAAGAAAAAACCTGTCATTGCGGGTGCGGACTGAACCTTGTCGACCAGAATCCGGACTTCCTCAAGGCCCTCAATTCCGCGCGTGAACTATACGGCCTCCCGATGGACGCAACCTGTATGACCCGGTGTCCGGCGCACAATGCGGAAATAGGAGGTGCGGCTCAATCGGCTCACATGGACGGGCGGGCGGCAGATATTGCCGTTCATGACCCCGGAGAAAGAATGCATATGATACGGTGTTTCATTGCCGCCGGATTCCACCGGATTGAGGTTTCCGCCGTCCATATTCATGTCGACGCAAAACGTGGGGCTCGCGACGTGTTCCTGCTGAAAACAGGAGAAGGGATTGTATGACCGTTCTTTTTGTTCTTTTCGTTATCGTATGGGGCGCGGCTCGCGGATTCGGAGAGGGTATCGTATGGTTTCAACGTGCGCCTCAATTCCACCCGTGGCAAGGGCTGTATCATGGGGTCAGGCTGTGCGAATACGGGCTGTTATTCGGAGCCGGGGCCGTCACCGAAGCGGCGCAACCGGGGCCTCTCGTTATTCTCGGTGCGCTCATGCTGTCATGGGAGGCGTTCGAGGCGGCATATCTCTGGGCGCGGCGCGGGCAGGCGGACGGACATGAGAATGTTTTGGGAATATACTCGCTTGACAGCGCAGGCGTGGTTCTCGCGCTTCACATCATAAGGGCGCTCGCGGGTGTCCTCTTCCTTTGGAGGGTTGTATGAAACGCATCGTTCTTTTCACCGGGCTTTTCCTATTCTCGTTCGCGTGTTCCGCATTCGCGGGGATACTCTCCACTCTGAAGGACGCGGCAACCGCCGGGGGAGTCTGGGCCGGGCTTGCCGTTCTCGTTCTCGCGTGGATTTTCAAAGCGATTCCGAACGAGAAAATCTATGGCCTCGTGTCCGCGTTTTTCGAGAAAGCGGGAACCGTCGTAACGCTCGGCCTCTCGAAATGGAAATGGACGGCTCCGCTCTGGAATAAAATCATCGAACCGTGGGCCGTGGATTTCATCGAAAACACCGTCGGGGCCGCCGTCAAGGGATTCATTGCGGGCCTTCGTTCCGACGTTCCCCCGGAGCAGTGACATGGCGGAAGACCGGAAAGACAAACGGCCCCTGCTCCTGCTTGCCCGCGTTCAGGGCGTGCTTCTTCTTGCCGTCGGTATCGGCATGTGCTTTGTCCCGGTCACGGCCCCTCACGCCGGTATCGTGATTGCGGCGGGGATCGGCGGCCTCACAACCGGAACCGTCTCGGCAATCGCCCGGAAAGTGTTCAACGCGAAACCGAAATAGCGGTTCCCGCAAGCATCATGGGGATACGGCGGGAAACCGCTTGAGAAGGCCCGGAGCAATCCGGGCTTTTTCTATATCCGCGCGCACCCCCCACAACGCACAACGGCTTTGATACGCGCCCGTGGTTAAACGAACGCACCCCCCAACGCCCTTTCCCATTCCCGCAAAAGATAATCGATTATAGGGCGTTTTCGCCGTCCGGGAAAATAGTGTAAGAATTTTCTGAATATTTTTGTGGGAATAATAAAATACTTCTTGACAATAATAATGATTGTGTTTATTATATATTAACCACCCAACAGGAGGATATTATGGGAAAGAAAGAAAACGCTTGCTTCCGGTGCGGGCATCTATGGGTCCAACGAACGATTCATGATACGCGGGTATGTCCGCGCTGTCATTCCGCAAAATGGAAGATGATACGCCTTGAAACGGAATACGGGCGTAAACCTAATAGGGAAAAGATTGCAAAATGACAAAGGAAGAAAAAATACTCCATATTATGAAAGGGGGTTCGTTACATATTGATCGCGAGGGTCGTGTATGGAGGATAGTGAACAATCATGAAAAGTATGAAATAAAAACATTCCCCGGAGCGGTAGAACCACCCCGCGTTTCCGGGGTATATCAAGGAAAGCAGACAAGGTGTTTAATATATCGTTTGGTCTGGGCCTATTTTAATGGGCCAATATTGGAGGGGAAAGTCATTCATCATATTGATGGGAATAGATTCAACAATCATATAGACAATCTTGTATGTGTAACGATACAGGAACATGTGGCCCTACATTATAAAAAACCAAGAGGAGTTGCAATGAGAAAACCGAAGACAGACAGAACACAAGCGGCCCCGGTAAACCGCAAGTCCGGTCACAAGCCCGGAAAGGGAGGGAGAAGATGGGGTACGTAATGGCGACAAAAAAAACGGTGGCGCGGGCGCAGGGAACCCGCTGGTATCGCGGGGTCTTTTCCCACCCGCTCAAAGGCCGGAGAACGTCAAGGGGGCGCGTCAAGATTACGGCGGTAAAAGCCCCGGCAAAACAGTATCGCCAGATGTTTCTCTGTCTTGGCTCAAATATCGGGGGAATACCGGCATGAGAATGATCCCCATATTCCCGGCGGTGGACTGCCAGGATTGCGGCCAGATCACAAGACAGGCGGAATGCGATAAATGCCCGATACGCGGGCGGGTGATTGCCGGTATGCAACGGTGTTTATCCGAGGGCATATTTGAACTTACCATATTCAACGCCATCGAATGCCCGATGCGGGCGGGGCGAATCATCGACGCCGATAACTGCCCTATCTGTGAGCACGACGGCGGCACGAGCGGAAACGAACAGGGATGTTTATTCATCCCCGACCCGGAACCAATCGACAGGAGAAGGTAATGTTTGAATTTCAAGTTAGTTTTTGGCTCGGCGTTATTCTGATGAAGGGGAGTATCGATCAATTCAGAAACGACTCCCCTATCGCCGGAGCAATAGACGGCATAGCGGGAACGCTGTTCTTCTTATACGGTATTTACCTCGCAATTAGGGGGATATGGTAATGGACGAACTCGAAGCCGTACTTGAGGCGGACTTCGCCGCAATGAAGGGGATGGCGTTCGCAATGAACGCAATTGCGGAAGGGCATTCATTCAGTCTGTTCCGCAACGCCCCAAACGAAACAGAAGAGGAGGACGAGGAAAGGGATATTGAAGCCGAAAACGCAACCCCCCAAACCGAGGAAGAATGGCGAAAAGAGTCTTTGGCTGAAATAGCCCGACATGGTGGCGGCGGGTAATTAACAAAAGGAGGAAGACGGTGGACTTGACGAAACTGAAAGATGAATTTCCGCCCGACGATCTGGAATGGCGAATCCAGTCAGGCGGGCTGAAAGACAGGCGTCCGTGGGCTTTGATTGTCCCTTATGTGCGAAACCGCGCAATCATGGACAGGCTCGATGAAGTGTGCGGCATGGAGAACTGGAATAACGAGTTCAAAGCGGGGCCGGGGGGTGGGGTGATGTGCGGGATTTCCATCCGTATTGACGACGAGGACGCAACTTCAAGAGGAGAGTGGGTTACAAAGTGGGACGGGGCCGAGAACAGCGACATTGAACCGGTCAAGGGCGGGTTGAGCAATGCCATGAAACGCGCCGCCGTACAGTGGGGAATCGGGAGATACCTTTACCACCTCGGAACCGCGGGGGCCAACTTTTGCACGGACGGGGAGAACAGCGCCAAAATCGACGGGGAATATTTCAAGTGGAGTCCACCGTCCACTCCACCCGCGAAAGTTCAAGGAAAGGCAGGGGAATCCCCTTCCCGAAAGGAAGAGAAGCGAACCCCGCCCCCGCCGCCGGACGCGGCGAAAGGGCAAGGAACACCCCCCCGCGAACAGCCGCAGGGGAACAAGCCCGATACCGGGGAAGCCGCAACGGAGCCGCAGAAAAAAGCCATCCATGCAATCGCAAAAGACAAGGGGATTGAGAACCCCCGGCTTTTTGGAATCATATCGGAACAGGTTGGACGTCCGATTGAAAGCACAAGCGCCCTCACGAAGCGCGAAGCATCCAGAATCATTGAACTCTTGAACGGAATGGACAAGGCTTTCCCGCCCGCCGGGTCAGACGTGGGCGACGGCTATGATGAATACAAATAACTCACAATACGGGGGAGAGAACCCAATGCCGACGATGGAAGAAATTCAGCAGGGTATTTTCACCGCTCTTTCCGCATACGAGCCGACGGCGGACGGGCTGGAAACCGAGGAGGAGAAAACCGAGTTCGACGCCTATATGAGCGACGTACTGGACGACCTCGGGAAGCAGGAGAAGGACAAGGCCGACGCAATCGCATATGCCATTCTCCACGCCGAGGCCGAGGCCGATTTCTTCCGCCGGGAATCCGAGCGGTTCGCAACGCGATGCCGGGTCATCAAAAACCGCATCAAGAGTATGAAGGAGAGGATCGCCTATACGCTCCGGGAATACAATCTGAAAGACGTGTCCGGGTCGAAATACAAACTCGCGCTCCGCAAATCACAGCGGGTGATGATTGAGAACGAGGGGATTATCCCCACGTCTTATTTCCGGGTCATCCCCGAAACGCGGGAACCGGACAAGAAAGCCATCGGGGATGCCCTGAAATCCGGGAAAGAAATCATCGGCGCGAGCCTCGAAGATTCGTATAGCGTCAATATCCGATAGCCCCGGATCGTCCGGGAACGCGGGGCGCGGCTTCGGTTCCAGGGCACGAGGCCAGCCCCGCGAAAGAATACAAGAAAGGAGATTATGATGGGGAACATGGGGTATTGTCGATTCCAGAACACTCTCCCGGATTTACAAGATTGTTATGATAATTGGGATCGGGATGATATGTCATCCGAAGAGGGGCGGGCACGGGAACAACTCCTCGCGCTTTGTAAAGACATCGTGGCGGAGTTTGGGGAGGAATAACCAACCCCGCGAAAGAAAATGACTGCCGATAGCACTACGGTCAGTGCGCTGGAACATAAATGTGCGTCCATAATGATCGCGGTTCGACTCCGCAGGCAGACCAAAATTAAGCGCGGCGGCAAACTGCTGACAGCCGCACGACTGGTACGGGACATAGCCGAAAGGTTCCCGCGCCGCGCTCACAAAAAAAGGTGGAAAAAATGAATATTGACAAAGCAATACCAATACCACCCAAACAAGGTATATACCCGTGGCTCGAAATGGAGGTGGGGGATAGCATTTTCGTAAAAAAGACACGTCGCGAAATTCAGGGTAGTATCAGTTATTTCAAATTGAGATATGGTATGTTATTCAAAATACGAAAATGGGAGGAAAACGGAATTATCGGGGTACGGGTATGGTTGTTGAAAAAACAGGATGCCGAGTGATTTTAACCGGCCCGCGCCGCCGGCTCACAACGGCGCTCATGTACTCTCCTGCGGGCGGCTGTCGCCCCGAATCGGCGGTCGCCCGCCTCCTAACCCGCAAAGAAAGGAATCCCGCAATGATCCTCGTTATCGTCAATAGCGACGGCACGCTCGCCCCCCAGGGCCGCTCGTATGAGTCATTCGCCGCGCTCGAAACCGCCATACGCAAGACCCCGGAAAAGTTCGAGCCGAACACCAAGTATATGCTCATCAAGCCGAGCCAGACTATCACAACGCACCCGCAGACCCGGATCGCGTTCGATACAGCAGTCGCAGATTTCCCCGGAGCGGAGCCGCGTAAACCGAGAACGGCAAAGCGCGCACCGACACCGGGGCCCGTCTCAAGACAGAGGGCGAAATGACACACCCGAACCGCTGGAAAACGCGCCCGGAAGGCGACATGATACTATGTGATGTCACCGGGTGCGCTCACGGCATGGGGCAAGCAGGGGCCGGGCGGTGTCCCGGTGACCCGTCACTTCCCGGAAGGACGTGCCCGGAATACACCACGGACGCCGACTACGAGAAACTGATGGAGAGGGAAACAAAATGAGCCGCAAATTCACCATCGGGTACTACGTCGCCAACCGCCCCGACGATCCTGTCTACCGGATTCGCGCTGTGCACGACGGCGAACAGCCCCCCCGCGAAGCGGTGTGGAGCGGGACGGGTTGGGATGCGGCAGTTACGGCGGCGAGTGAGGCCAACTACCGACGGCAACAGCGGGAACGAGGGAAGTTCGTATTCCACGTTCTTCCGTATAAATACGCCGAGGGGATTATTTACGTCCCCGACAGGACTCACTACCGATTGGACGAAGTCCCCCCTGTATTGCCGAATGAGATAACTCAATCCGAGAACTACGCTATCGCCCGGCGGGCAGCGAGTGCGGCCAACCGCGAATACCGCGAGAAAGAGCGTATCCGGTTAAAGGAGGAGGCCCGGCTTGCCCTTGTCCGTTCATTTGTCCGTTCATTCGCCCCGCTTCTCACAAAGCCGTGGGAGCCGAAAACAGAATGCACGAGCGCGGCGGCGAAAGCCGACCGAACGGTGACATGATGAGTCACCCGGTGCAGGTTCTAATCCGGCCCGCGCTCGCATCATAACTTATAAGCCCGGCTCATAACCGGCTCATAAAACAGAAAGAAAACTCTTGACACCGCAATGAAGGGGATGTATATTATGTCTAATTCTCGAATGTCAGGCGGCAACCGCCCCGGAGCGCGGTGTTTTTATAGGTGGACTTCGGAGCGGAGAATCTGTATACCGCGAGGTATACGGCAGCCCCTGACGGCTGGAGAAATTCTCTGCTCCCAAGTCCACTTTTTGTTTGTGGGATTCTGAATGCCAAAATATGAGCGCCCCCCATATTTCCCTCTATATCCTGCGGATTTTGTTTCGGACGGGAAGGTCGAGGCAATGACAACAGCGGCACTTGGGGCATACTTTCTACTCGTTTGCAAGGCGTGGCATGAGGAGCCTCCCGCAACGATACCGGATGATGATGCAATCCTTTCCCGATGGGCGCGCATGACACCGCAAGAATGGGCGGAATGTCGCGGTTCTGTCTTGGCGGCTTGGGTTAAAAAAGATGGCCGATGGGAACAAAAAAGACTGCGTAAAGAATACGACATTTTTTTCACACGCTACAAACACCAGTCAGAATCAGGGAAAATAGGCATGAAAAACAGGTGGAAAAGCGGCTCTGTAAAATCAAGTGGCACACCAGATAATATAACGACCTTAAAATCCGGTTATAACGACCTTATAACGGAACCTATAACGAACGATAACCCTTCAGTATCAGTTACATCTTCATCTTCAGTTTCATCTTCAGAACCAGATAAAAACAAAGATAAAAACCTCTTCGGAGAACACGTTCTCCTCACGGGCGAGGAGGCGGAAAAGTTGAAAGGATTCTTCGGGCAAGACGACTTCGACAGCCGCATTGAGGAAATGAATTTGTACATCGAAAAGATAGGGAAGGCCGCGTTCAACAAAAAGTACAAGTCTCACTATGCTACCCTCCTCTCATGGTACAGGATGGAATGCGAGAAGAAAGGCATTAAACCAAAGAAAATTTTGGAAAAGAAAATGGATCCGAAAAAAGGTACTGAAATTATTGAGGGTGCAAGAACACAACGGGAAGATATACAGGCCAAGTACGCCGTCGGAATCGAATGGTGGAATCAGGTCATCAATCACGGTGTTGACGGACGCGAACCGCTTCGATCTGAAATCAACAAACATGCCTTCGATACGTTCATTGCCCCGCTCATTCCAATCGGCAAAGAGAACGGCGGGAAAACCATCATCCTTTTCGCAGAGCCGGATATAGCCGGATGGATTGATGAAAATTACAAAGAACGGATACAGGACGCCATCGGGAAGGTTGTCAGGATTGTGAACGCGAAACCGGGGGAGAAGACATGAAAAGGGAACTCAAGGCCATGATTCGGCTGCACGGAGTAAAACAGTTTCGCAAGGCGCTTGTAGAGACGTTCTACGCGCTTGCGGATGAGGCATACGCCAAAGAGGGGGACGATTCGGGGCGCGGGCTTGTATATGGGCAAGCCGCCGAATGGGTGGACGGAATAGGAAACATCACCATCCCAAAGGGGACACGGGTATGAACGTACAGGAGCAGTTGAGCGCCGATCAGGAGGAGATTGCCGTCCACAAGCGGGCGCTGGTAATAATGCAAAGTGGTATACTGGAGGATTGCGGCGCATGTTTTGTGGAAACATGTCACATCAAATTTGATGCGCCAGTAGAAGATTGCATTCAAGCCCGCATCACCGACGCCCTCAATATAGCAAGAAGGGAAGTGGAGAAGCCATGACCGCGCAGGAGGAGATTTGGCTGTTGAAGGTAGCCGCAAACTACTGTGAGGCTGAATTCTCCACAGCGCAGGAGGAGATTGAACAGCTGAATAAAGTAATTGAGTCCAAAAACGTAATAATTGATGGCTTCGCCACCGACGCGATATGTGCATCAGTAGAACTCAACCTCCATAAGAGGGCACTGGGGCAGTTGGCTACGGCTATGTTTGTCAACTACCCGCAGGACTTCCGCGATGGTGTAGACAGGACTCTTGGCGCAGAGAAGTTCAAAGAGAAACTCATTTCTGCCGCCCTCGAAGCGGCAAGGAAGGAGCAAAAAGATGAAGGGTGACGAGCTCGAACGACGCCTCATGGAAGCCATTAACGGCCATGAGATTCTTTTCCATGACGAGAGCGCCCTCCGCGCCTTCATAGAAGGTGTCGTGAACAGCATGGGGTTCCAGAAGGCACTGCGCCGCGACGGTTCAGGGCCACTCCCCGTCGAGGACGAAGGCCCCGCTCCGCATATCCCGCTCTCCGAAGCCCGCGAGATTGCCCTTGACATGCTGCACGACATTGAGCAGGAGCGGGCGGAAGCGGCGGAAAGGTATGCCCTTGAACAATCCGCCCCGTGGGAGCCGAAGGTGGGGGAGTATGTGTACTGCAATCAGCAAATATTTGGCAATGTGCCAAATTACACGGGAATATGTAAGATACAGTCCATTCACGGAAAAGAATGCTTCATAATAACGACTCTGAAAAAGTCGCAAATACCACAAATATTACTTAAAAACCTCCGCCCCGCTCTCCCCTCCGACTGGATTCGCAAGGTCGGCGACGTCCCGACGGTGATGCATGTTTGGTTGGGTGGTATTGCGTGGGATAGAGCGTATAATATACGGATAGCGTTCTTTAGTGAAGGTGTTGAGAATGATATAGGTCTTGCAATTGCGCGCCTCCTTAACATTCCGGTGATGGACGCCGCCGAATATGACCGTATCCGCGACGAGAACAACGGCTGGTTCCCGTGGAGGAGTGATGCGGAAATCTAAAAAGTTCCCTGTCGAAATACTGTTTCACACATCATCCACTCCGAAGGTTTTTAATGTCACAAAGATTTATACAAAAGGTGGGTTACTCTGCTGTCAAAAACCCGGAGGGATGATAGTAAAATACCCGCTTTGTAACATTTTTCAAATCGCACACCGGCATGGAAAGCATGTAAATACGTCGGTGATTTGAGTTTCGTTCTTGAAAAATAACCCGCAAAGAAAGTGTAAGCATGGTGGCGAAAGATAGACGCTATATCGTAGGATGACGAACGGCACGAACCGTTCACGGGGCGGCTCGAAACCCTACCCCATCACCATGCGGGTATCGAATCCCGCCCATGCTTACAAGGAAAATGAGCGCGGTGGCAAACTGCTGACAGCCGCACGACTGGTACGGGACATAGCCGAAAGGTTCCCGCGCCGCGCTCACCACACAAGGGAGGAATCCAATGCTTAGCAAATGTGAAAAGAGATTTCGAGAAATTGCCGTAGAAGTATGCGGCATACACGATAATTGCCCCAACGCGCACGGCATGGCAAATTCACCACCGCCGCCTGTTCCCAAGCCGGAGCACTACGACGGGGAGCCGTGTAACTTGCCGATTAGTGACTCTTGCAAGGAGAAGTCTTGCGGATTGCGATTTGAGTATTGGGAAAAGAGGGATACGTATAAAGAGGGGGAATGGACAAACGGCGGGAATGATGACTGTATATACAACGTTAAATATCCCGGCAGCGTATCCTCGAATAAAGGCTGGATTCTCCGCGCCATTCCCGTCGATCCCCCTGTCACCGTCCACACCTTTTCCCGCACCAGGAAGCACGGCAAATACACCTTTCGCGGCAAGCCCGACATCCCCCGCATACTCCGCGAGAACATCACCGAGGGGGATAAACTCGTGGTGATTGTGGAGGGGTATGATGAGAGGAGCATTAAAATCAAAAACTATGATGCGACGATGATATGGAGGGACATATTACCCCTGCCTAACGGATGGGTAAGTGACATTCCGAGAGGTTTTCGGGGCTGGTATATTAACAAAATCACCTACAACGAAAGGTTTCTCGCCATCCAAGCCGCAATCGCGGAGTGGCGCAAGACCCATCAAGCCGCAATCGCGGAGTGGCGCAAGACCCATTGCGTTCACTGCAGGAAAGGAAAGTGAGGGAGAAGATGTTTCGCGTTCTAGGATTTTTCCTCCTAGTTTTCCTCATATTCGTGGCGGATGAAGCCCGGCGGATATCAGACTTGAACATCATTGCTACTATCCGCGCTGCGTCTACTGCCGATAGCCTTGCTCATGCCAAACTCCGGGCGCTCATCATCAAAGCGCATCCGTGGGTTCTGGCAGATTCAGTGTGGGAACAGGAAAAGGAAAGGGAATAAAGATGATACCAAATGAAGAATATGAATCTCTTAAAGAGGCCAAAGACATAGCCGAGACACACATCCTCGAACTCGAAGCCGCCCTTGCCCGCTCACAGAAGCGGGAAGAATGGCTGACGGCTGAATTTACAAGCCGAGGGTGTGGGGAGCATGGTTATTGTAAAATAGAATCATGTTGGGGAGCGCATGATGAGTGCGCCGCTCACATCCGCGCATGGCTCGACGCGCAGGATGACACGCCGAACGAGGCGACGCTCCGCAAGATTTACGGGGGGACGCCGGAATGATGAAGCCGTACATGGGCTTTAGCCGGACAGCCGGGGCGCATAATGGCGCGATCCTGATATTCGCTCATACCGCACGAGAGGCCCGCGCCGTCGGCTGGAAAGAGTTCGGGCGGGAACTGACGGATGAGTTCACCTACTTCGCGGTGCGGCGGATGTGGAAAGCCCCGTGGCTGTTCAAAGACGCCGACCGTTCTAAAATCTTACGGGACAAGCCGCATTTCATCGATGCCCCTACCTCATGCGAACGATGCGAGAAGTGGGGCTTTGAAATCATCGATGGGGTGTGCTCGGAATGCCGGAAAGAGGAGGCCGCCGATGGCGAATGAGCGCAAGCCGTGTCCGTTCTGTGGTGGAGCGCGGTCTAAAATTGACGCCACGTTCCGGTTCCCGCACTATTCGTGGTTGAGACAGATATGGGCCAGAATCACGCGAGAACCGGATATTTTTGCGTTCTCAATTCGCTGTTTAATGTGTGGAGCAGAGGGGCCGTGGTTCAAATCACCTACGTCCGCCGTTAACGCATGGAACCGCAGGGCGAAAGACGGGGATGAATGATGCCCGAACTGACAATCAATGACGTGCTGGATGAACTCTCCCGGTATATCTGGCTCAATGACCGGGGCCAACTCGTAATGGATTCCCAGATATCAAGGATTCTCGACCCGGACAAACTGAATTTGCTCCGGTCGTGCGTCGAGGATAATATCCGCGATGACGATTACCCGATGGAGCCGCGTTCAGGGAGGATCGATTACGCGGCGGCGGTGAAGGATTTCAAGGAGACGTGTGATGCCGACAAAGATTGAATGGGCGGAGGAGACATGGAACCCCATCACGGGATGCACCCCCATCAGCGCGGGGTGTACGAACTGTTACGCCGCTCGCATGGCATACCGACTCCGGGGCCGGTACGGGTATCCGGCCGTAAATCCTTTTCAGGTGACGCTCCACGGGGATAAACTGAATGAGCCGCTGAAATGGAAGAAGCCGCGCCGTATATTCGTCTGTTCGATGGGGGATTTATTCCATAAAAACATCCCATTTACATTACTTGCGCGAATCTGGGATGTAATATTTGATCATTCATTTTATCCGATGCCGGGCGGGATGATATTCCCTACGTATCACACTTTCATCATTCTCACCAAACGCCCGGAGCGGGTATGGGAATTTTATAAATGGATGAGCCTGAAACGCAACCGAAATGTGGCCTACAATAACATCTGGCTCGGCGTGACCGTCGAAAACGCGGATAACCTGCACCGCCTTGATATGCTCCGAAACATCCCCGCCGCCGTGAAGTTCGTGTCGTATGAACCCGCCCTCGGCCCGGTAGATTGGACGCCGTACCTTGACTTCCTCGGCTGGTGCGTATGTGGGGCAGAAACAGGCCCCGGTAAACGACCGATGGAAAAGCGGTGGGCAATCGACGTGATGGAACAATGCGATGCGGCGGGTGTCCCGTTCTTTTTCAAAAAAGATAGCATTGGTGGGCATCGGATCGCCGGGCTGGTGCGTGAGGACTTCCCAAAGGAGGGGCGATGAAACGCTATAAATATCATATCCGAAGCACTGGAGATTTTTGGATTGCTACATGTTCGATGCGACCCCTCGGTAGGCAAGATTGGGCCGAATATTATGTCTACTCCGCCGATGTCGAATCACATCCGGCGTACCCGTCCGGGTTCTGCAAAACCTGCTTGCGGCTGTGGGAGAAAGGACGGAAGGAATGAAGCAAAAAACGGAGGATGAAATAGCAATCGCGGCATGGAATAGTGCCGAAAGAGCGTGGAAAGCACATGCCGCATGGGCGCGGGCGAAAACAAGACTTATGAAGGCCCGGAAATGGGCAAGAAAAACAGCACTCGCAGAACATAAACGTCACGAGGCCGCAAGATGAAACAGTCCGTGGAGTGGCACAAGGAGTAATTCGTATAGTGAGGGGGTATTAAATGGCCGCAACTGCCTACACGAACGACAAGGGCACGCGGTGGGAAGTGGGTGAGGGTGATGCATATAGGGAATGGTATATTTACCGCATACTAAAAAACAGGAAACGAGTACGGTATGGGGGTAGATTCCCTTCGCCGAATGCAGCCCAAGCCGCGCTCGACGCAATGGCGAAAAAGAACAACTGGAAGGACGAGTGATGATAACGCGAGAAGTCATACCATGGAGTGAAAGGTGGGGTATCGCAGAAAGGACAGGCGACTCTCTCGCCCGGCATGTCCGCGCAAGACGATACAAAACAGAGGATGCGGCAAAGGCCGCTCTTATAAAACTGGAAGAGAATATCGCGAAGAAAAAGAGAGATGGGGCGGCAAAGAGGCTTCGCGCCAAGAATGCCCTTGCCCGCGTCGCCCGGCACGAAGCCACGCTGAAAGAGATACAGGAGCGCCTTGATAGTGCGGCCTTTAACCGAATTGAACTTATTGAAATCATCGACAAGGCGATGAAGGAGGAGCCATGACAGCATGGGAAACAATCAAGGCGAAGTTGACGGCGGATACAGGGCCGGGGACATTCGGAGAGGGAATGGAAATAAACAAGGCGGCGCGGCTGTTTGTGGCGCTCAGGCCGTATCTCAAGGATTGGGATAACGAGGTCGCCGTGTTCAACGCGGATGAATCCGTGGGAAAGGCCCTCACACAACGCTCGCTTGAAAAGGAACTCGAAAGGGGCGGCGTATTATGACCGACTGTTCGACAGCCCGGTTCCCGGAGCGCGTAGAAATGGCTGAAGGAGGAACAGGGAACGGGGTGTTAAAAGCCCCGTTCCCGTAGCAAACGTACTTTGGCGGGAAATCATCCGTCGCGGCTATCGTGTGGGACGCGCTTGGACAACCCCGGTCATACATAGAGCCGTTCTTTGGGAGCGGGGCCGTCCTCCTTGCGCGCCCTGGATACGGACCGGGGATGACCGAAGCGGTATGCGATAAAGACGGCTTCATAGCCAACGTTTGGCGGGGGATACAGTTTGCCCCGGATGAGGTTGCGCGCTGGTGCGATTGGCCGATAAATCACGCGGATTTATGCGCCCGCCGGACAGAACTCATCAAGAACGAGGAACGGTTGCTTGAAAATCTCATTGCCGATCCGAACTGGTATGATGCGGTTCTTGCCGGGTATTGGGTATGGGCGGCATCGTGCTGGATTGGGAGCGGGCTGACAAGGCCGAACGGGGGACCGTATTTATCGAAAGCCGAAAATGGCATAACCAGTCTCGGCAAGCGCCCGCAACTCACGGGGTTCACGGACAAGGGCGTGTGCGCGGCGGGGAAAAGACCTGACTTAAAAATGGATTGCCTTGGGAAAGGCGTTCATGCGGAGCAAGTGCCCTTACTTGACCACGGGAAAGGCATCTGCGCCGCCCGTTCCGAGCGCATCTACTCGTGGATGCGGGAACTCTCGAACCGGCTCCGCAACGTTCGGGTAGTATGCGGGGATTGGAGCCGAGTATGCGGCGGGAATTGGCAAGACAACAACGGCTCGTGCGGCATGTTCTTTGATCCTCCGTATGGCGTCACCGACCGCGATACCGACGTGTATCATCACGATTCAACCGATGTCGCCGCCGCCGTCAACGCATGGGTTCTTCAGCGCGGACGCCGCGAGACTTACCGCATCGTGCTCGCCGGATACCGAGAGGAGCATCATAACCTTCTTGCGCACGGCTGGACGGAAAGAACATGGAAAGCCAACGGCGGATACGGGAACCAAAGCAAATCCGGCGGGCGCAAAGGCAATCAGAACAAGAACCGGGAAGCACTGTTCTTCTCCCCTCATTGCGTTCAACAGCAAGGGCGGCTGTTATGACCGAGCGCGACTGGCTCCTCTTGACGGACCCCCGGCTAGGCGACCCGCTGGCTGATATAAAAGATGGATGACAGGTGACAAACGGCCCTCGAATGGAGGCCCCAAGATGCCCGACATAACGATGTGCGTAAGTGCGGAATGCGCTCACAGAAAACAATGTTATCGGCATCACGAAAGCGGCACAGTTCCAGATGAAGATCAATCCTACGCGGATTTCAGCCAACCCCCGTGTAATGTGTGCGATAGTTTCATCAGGAGGCCCCAAGATGCAGACAGAGATGAAAGGCGGCCAGCTCCGGGCCATCAATGCCCGATATGTAAAGCGATAGGGAGTATACTTGACAAAAAGGTCAAAAAAGTACCACCATGTAGGGCATGTGGCGGGATCGGGCGTGTAACATATCCGGGTGAGAGGCGGGTTATGATACCGCTTCACTTGGGGCCACAGGGGTATGTTACAACCATATTGAGGAGAGTATCTGATGTGTTTGAAGGGGATACCCCATGACAGCAGACGAAATCGCCCGCCTCTATCCCGCCGCCGCCCGCGCGCTCGCGGCCCTGCTTGAAAAGCGCGGAGTCACCGTAACCGAAGCGGACGTACGCACCTTTGAAAACGCCCTCATATCCCCCGTCCGCGCCATACTGATTCGAGACGAATACCGCCGGGGCCGCAAATCCGGGGTGAGAAGCGAACGCTTGCAATCCGAACTCGCGGAGAAGTATATCCTGTCATACGCGGCAGTTCATACGATCCTTTTTGAAAAGTAGTTGTTTGAAACAACTATCATCCCCTCTTGACATTCCCCGATATTCTCTCCGTAAGGTTCTCTCCCCTTACTCTCCCTCACGGCGGCCCCGTGTTCATGGCGCGGGGCCGCCCCCTCTAAACGGGGCGCGGATCACATGCCTCATCAGTTACCGAAGCCGTGCTCACACCCCGGTTGTCCACGCATCATCACCACCGGGACGTACTGCGAGAAGCACGAGCGAGAGGCAAAGCGCCGTAAGGACGAGGGCCGCAAGTCCTCTTACCAGCGAGGGTATACCAAACGATGGAGCGCCTACCGCAAACAGTATCTCCGAGAGCATCCTTTGTGCGTCATCTGCGCACGCTGCAATCTTATTGTCCCTTCCGATACAGTAGATCATATCATCCCTCATCGCGGGGATTATTCCCTGTTCTGGGATGCGGACAATCACCAGCCGCTCTGTCGCTCATGCCACAACCGCAAGACGGCGACATACGACGGAGCGTTTGGACATGAGACGAAATTATATTAAATGCTTCTTGTCTTCATACCTTCTTGTTTTAAAAGCATTAGGGGTACTAAAATTAATATGCAACGCGGTAAAAGAGAAAAGATGTGAGTGTCAGAAAATAGAGTATCAAAAATTAACACCCCGTGATGAATCGGCCGGGGGGCATAAAATCTCTGGGGAGTAACAACGGGAAAC